ATGCAAGAAACCAATCAGATTTAATTACAACAGAAATACTTGAACATGATGTTGAGGATATTTTTGAGGACTATTGGTGTTATAAAACTAAAAGACAAAAAAGACGAGTAAAGTTAGGTAAAGAAAATCTTTTTAAAGAATATAAACTTGCTCAAAAACAGTTAGATAAACTTTCTAAAGTAGATGAAAAAATATGAAACAATTAGATATATTTGATACTGACTACCAATCAGCAAATTACACTAAAACATCTAAAGACGCACTAGCCACAATAAAGCCAAAGATAAAAACTAAAAGAGAACAAGTTTATGATTTGCTAAAACTTAATCCTTTAACTAATTATCAAATTGCAGATGAATTAGAAATGCCTTTGAGTTCTGTTTGTGCTAGAGTCAGAGAATTACAAGTTTTAGATTTGGTATTAGACTCAGGTTTAAGACGTGAAACAAAATATGGAAAACAAGCAATCGTATGGCAGATCAAATAATAAGACCAATAGATAAAAATATTTATGAAAAATGGCTGTTAAAAAAACATTATGCAAAAAGATTATGCACAGTAAGCTACGCATATGGATTATATATAAATAATATAATTGAGGGAGTTATTACTTTTGGTATGCCTCCTAGTCCTACAGTAGCT